AACTGGCTTAAAGAAGGTGCCCGGGAACGGGACCGCAGGGGAAGCGGAGAAAAACCAGATCGCACGAAGGATTTATATGTGCAGCTTTCACTTCAGATTGAACAAGCCATGGCCGAGGCTGAAATGCGGGATGTGGAAATAATCACTAGGGCCGCAGAACAACAATGGCAAGCGGCGGCATGGCGGCTTGAAAGAAAATACCCCGACCGCTGGGGCCGTAAGGTGGCAGTGGATGCGAAGCAGGAAATCACATTGCCTCAGGTGCAATTTATTTTTACAAAGGAGGAACAAGATGGCTAGGTTACGTGCTCCTTTTGGGTGGCTTGGTGGAAAGTTTCTTATATCTAGGAAGATAGTGGATGTGCTTCCCAAACACCACATATACGTAGAAGTGTTTGGCGGCGCGGCAAATTTGCTGATTATCAAGGAACCATCGCCAGTGGAGGTTTATAACGACCTTGATAGTGGCCTTGTAAATTTCTTTCGGGTGCTTCGTGATCCAGAAAAGTTTCAGAAGTTTTACAAACAAATGTGTTTAATGCCGTATTCGCGCGAAGAATACGATTTTTGTAAGGAAACATGGGAAAAAGAAACTGACGACGTCATGCGTGCCGTGAAGTGGTACGTAGTGGCACGGCAGAGTTTCGGCGGCCAATTTGCTTCAAGCTGGGGATATGGCCTAAAACAATCTCAGCGAGGCATGTCTGCACAAACATCTAAGTATCTTTCTATAATTGAAATGCTCCCAGACATTGCTGCACGTTTTATGCGGGTTGAGATTGAACACGATGATTTTAGAAAAGTAATTCCGCGTTTTGACACAGAAGAAACGCTTTTCTACTGCGACCCGCCATATGTTCCAAGTACGCGGCGAAGTGGTGAATATAGGCACGAAATGACAGAACAAGATCACCATGATTTAGTAAATTTATTACTTAATATCAAGGGCATGGCCATCTTAAGCGGTTATCCGAACCACATTTATGTGCGGCTAGAACAGGCCGGGTGGTTTAGAAAGGATTTTTCAATTCCCTGCAGCACAGTTGGTAGAACGAAGCAAACCGGCCTTCTGGGCGAAGGCGCTTTAAAAGAACAATATAGAACGGATTGTGTGTGGTTTAGCCCAAACTGTGGCGTGACAGAAGAATGCTTTACAAAGTAGAAAATGGAAACATCGTTATAACTCCGCATCGTGGGCAGAAAGAAGTGTTACGGGCCACCGAACGCTTCGTGGCCATGATTTGTGGCACCGGCGGTGGTAAAACATCGCTTATTCCTATCTGGTTATTCCAGGAGATTAGTAAAGATTGGGACCGCGGCAATTTTACATCGGAATACATGGTTGTTAGCCCCACTTTTAAAATGCAGCAGCGTTTTGCGCTTCCGGCGGTGCGTGATTTTTTTGACATCGTGGTACGTGGCACATATAAGGCGATGGAAAATGTTTATTTACTACCAGCCGGCAATAAAATATGGTTTGGAAGCGCTGATAACCCATTTTCACTGGAAGGGGTTCACCTTGATGGTATGTGCCTTGACGAAGCCGGACAAATGAATGGCGCTGTTTGGGAAGTAGCACAGCGGCGCGTGGGTTTTAAGCAAGGCAGAATTCTTATTACCACAACGCCATACAGTAATAATTGGCTGAAATTGCAAGTGTACGATAAATGGCTACAGGGTTTGCCTGAATACCGTGTGGTGCAATTCGCTAGCATTGAGAACCCAGCTTATCCACGGGAAGAATTTGAACGTGCACGGCGGGATATGCCAGAATGGCAATTTCGCATGTTCTATATGGGCGAATTTGCTAAACCAGAAAATCTTGTTTATTCGGATTTTTCTAATGAAAACATCGTTGAACCTTTTGACGTGCCACCCACCTGGCGGCACTTCGCAGGCGTGGACTGGGGTTACACAAACCCAACGGCGGTTGTATTCTGTGCGCAGGATAAAGATGGTATAATATATATATATGATGAATATTTTCACGATAAGAAACTATACGAAGAAAGCGCGATGGATGTAGAAAAAACGATTGGCGACATAAAATTTGAATACTTCGCTTGCGACCCTTCAGAACCCAGCGCGATTAGTGTGTGGAAGCAGAAAGGGTTGCCAGCCCACCCGGCAGTGAATGATGTAATGGCGGGCATAAACGAAGTGGCGCGGTTGATAAAAAACAAACAACTTAGAATTTTTAGAACGTGCTATAATACCATTGATGAAATGAACGGGTATATGTGGAATGCAGAAAAAGAAGTGCCCATAAAGGAAAATGACCACGCGGTTGATGCGCTTAGATATGCTATTATGGGCCTGAAAAAGAACAGGCCGAACGTGAGGGTGGTGGCATGACATTTAGGGAATTTTTCTTTGGAACTGAAAAGAAGGAAAGCAGAACCACGCAGGCCATAGTAATGGAAACAATGGGCCAACCCGTGTGGACACCACGGGACTATGCTAACTTCGCACGGGAAGGATATGCTAAGAACGTATACGTTTATGCTTGCGTGCGAACTATTAGTATGGCGGTAGCAGGTATACCATGGCTTGTATATCAAAAGCAAGCTAATGGCGAACTTCAAGAAGTACCAGAACATCCACTAACACAGTTACTTCAGAAACCTAACCCGTATCAAGGTGGCAGTTCGTTTTTTGAACACGTTACAGGTTATCTTATGTTAAGTGGTAGCGCCTACATTGAAGCGGTTATACCATCTAGCGGCCGGCCCAAAGAATTATACGTGCTTCGGCCCGACCGAATGCAAGTGGTGCCGGGAAGCGGTAGTAACTTGATAGGTGGCTATTTGTATACTGTAAACGGGCAACAAGTACAGTTTACTACGGATCAGATATTACACCTTAAGTTGTTTAACCCGCTTAATGACTGGTACGGGCTATCACCAATAGAAGCTGCGGCCCATTCAATAGATGAAAATAACGAATTCCGCACATGGAATATGAGCTTGCTTCAAAACGCAGGTAGGCCAGCTGGCGCGCTTAAAACATCAGATCATCTTACTGAAGAAGAATTTGAACGGCTTAAAAAAATCATAAATGAACAATATACTGGCTACAAGAATGCTGGGCGGCCACTTATTCTTGAGGGCGGCCTTGAGTGGCAGGAGATAGGCCTCACACCAGAAGAAATTCACTGGGCTGATGGTTTGAAGTTGACGGCGCGCGAAATAGCTATTGCCTTCGGGGTACCACCAGAATTAATTGGCGATTCAGAAAACAAAACCTACAGCAACTGGCAGGAAAGCAGGCGCGCGTTTTATGAAGAAACCGTGTTACCATTGATGGACTGGCTACAAAGCGAACTTAACAACTGGCTAGCTGTGAAATTTGGCACGGATTATGTGGTAAAATATGACCAGGACGAAATTGAAGCATTGCAAGAGAACCGCACGGAAGTATGGAACCGTGCGATTGCGGCTGTGCGGGCTGGGATTCTGACGCCGAACGAAGCACGCGAACTTCTTGGCTACGACCCGATACCAGGTGCGAACAGCCTGTTAACAAGCATGAACACAATACCACTGGCAACGATGCCGGTGGATAAAGGGGATGGTGAAAACGGAAAATAAAGATTTTAAGTTAAAGGTAAAGCAGATTGGTGAAACGGGCGAGTTTGAAGGTTATGCGGCTGTATTTTCTAATGTAGATCTTGCGGGCGATGTAATAGAACCCGGGGCTTTTACAAAAACGCTTCAAGAAAACAAGGTTATACCTATCCTTTGGCAGCATAAACAAGATGAACCCATCGGCGTGACAACAGAAATAATGCAGGACGATTATGGCCTTCACGTGAAAGGACAGCTAAATTTAAACACCACGCGCGGCAGGGAAGCATATGAATTACTTAAACAGGGCGCAATTAAAGGCCTAAGCATTGGCTATGAAACAGTAAAAGAAACCTGGATAAACGATATTCGGCACATAAAAGAAATACGGCTTTGGGAATATTCACTTGTAACCTTCCCCGCGAATGTTGAAGCACGCGTGGTGGCAGTTAAAAGCGTTGTTCCGTATCAGGCCTTGCCACTTGCAGATCCCATGACAGAATGGGACGGGCAGGCGGCTGTGCAACGCGTTTTACGGTGGGCAGGCGGGCCTGATAAAGAGAACGTAGATTTTAATAAGTTTAGGAAAGCGTTTCTATGGTATGATGACACGGCACCGGATAATATCACAAGTTACAAACTTCCTATAGCAGATGTGATTGCCGGCAAATTAATAGCTGTACCACGTGCTATCTATGCTGCCGCGGCGGCTATTCAGGGTGCGCGTGGCGGAGTGGATGTACCCGAAACAGATATTCCCGCTATTAAACGGCATCTGGAACGCTACTATGCACGGTTGAACCGTGTAGCACCATGGCAGGAAAGTAAAGCTGGCCGTGTGTTAAGCCGGCAGAACGAACAACTTATCCGACAAGCGATCGCCGCGCTAGAAGCACTTCTAGCCGAAGTGGAGCCGCTAGATACCGGCACTCCAGAAGGCCAGGAGCCGCAGGATAAAGCGCTGGAACAGATCGCTTCGGAAATAAAAGAAATTTTAAAACAGTTATAGAAGGAGGAAAAAAACAGATGGAAATTGATGAACTTCAAAGATTGGTAAAGGAACTTCGGGACAAAGTAGAAGAAAAGGGGCGCACAGAAGCAGAATTGAAGGAACTACAGGAGCGGTTGAACGCGCGCATTGATGAACTTGAAGCAAAACTAATGCGGCCACCGCTGGGCGAAACAAAAAGCGTTGAACCCAGTGAAACGAAGCAGGTATTTTTTAAGTATCTTAGAAACGGTAAAGCAGGCCTTGCGCCAGATGAAAGAAAAGCACTTGTAGAAAACCAGAACGGGCAAATACTTGTACCAGAAGAGCTTGAGGCCGAGTTATATCGCCAGCTTCCTACACTTACTGTTATTCGCCAGCTAGCAACTGTAAAACAGGTACGTTCGGATCGCGTGAGAAGGCGTGGCATAAACGAAGTGGCAGTTGGCTGGGGAAAGCTAGAGCTAAACGCAACAGGTATACCATGGGTGCCACAAACAAACGATAATTTACAGGCAAATGAACAGTATACTTATATTGAAGATCTTTATGGCCTTGCAAGGGTAGGCGAAGATGAACTTATGGACACAGATGTGAACCTTCAGCGCTTCATTACCGACAGCTTCGCACGTGTCATCGCAGAGAAGGAAGAGGAGGCCTTTATCAGGGGACGCGGTCATCCCTACAGCGAGCCGGAGGGCCTATTTTATGCGGATCAGTTCATTCCCGGCATTGAATTTGTAAAAAGCACCACACCCGGTGTGCTAACCGCGGATGATATTCTGAAGCTTATATACGCCGTTCCGGCCCAGTAC